ATCACAAACTACTACTACGTATGTGGCGGAAAAGACGAAGCATCGCAGGACCTAGTACAGGGTATTACAGCTGCAGGTGCTTTTTTTGATGAAGTCGGACTGATGCCTGAATCCTTCGTGAATCAAGCTACAGCACGATGTTCAGTCGATGGTTCAAAATTCTGGTTCAACTGTAACCCAGAAGGTCCTGATCACTGGTTCAAAAAGAACTGGATAGATAAGGCAGACGAAAAAAACGTTCTTTATCTGCACTTCACGATGAAGGACAATTTGAGCCTTTCTGAGCGCATCAGACTGAGATATGAACACCAATACAGCGGAGTGTTCTACAAGCGCTATATTGAAGGTCTATGGGTACTAGCGGAAGGCTTACTATTCCCTTACCTGGCAGAAGAGCCAAGCAAGTACATTTACACAGAAGGCGAGTGGGCTTTCTCAAAACTCGTCATGGGAATAGACTTCGGTGGCAATGGATCCAAAACAACGTTCGTATTAACGGGCTACATGAACGGGTATAAGGAGTTCAAAGTTCTTGAAGAATATGGCCTGCCGTTGACATCAACGATTGGCAGTGAAGAAATCTGCAACGCTTTTATAGCATTCTACAGATTAGCCATTGAGAAGTACGGTCGAGTTGACTGGATATTCCCAGATAGTGCCAGCACGACGATGATTAACAGCCTACGAGCTGCAGCAATCAAGAACGGGTTAAATGCACGAAACATCAAAGGATGCCGTAAGAACGAAATAAAAGATCGTCCGCGTTTCGTGGATATGCTATTAACATCAGGACGTCTTAAGTTTAGTGCTGAATGTACTGATGTATTGAAGGCTTTAAGTAGCCTAGTGTGGGATGAGAAGAAAAAAGACATCCCAGAAGATAAGAATATAAATAACTGTAACGACTGGTATGACGCATTCTGTTATACCTTTTTAGATTTCATAGAATTTATAGACCTTAGGAGGTAATGAATGGATAAAGCGGAATTGCAATCACCAGCATTTCAGAAATTGAAAGAGCTGGGGATAAATTATAACCAGCGAGCAGCAAATGTAATCAAGAATTGCTACGACTGGTACTCAAATAACGACGTGGATGGATTTCATAAACGCACTAACCTAAACGGTGTAAATGTAGAAGTTGCACAGTTGGGATTTGCTAAGCGCCTATGCGCTGACAATGCTAACCTTTGCGAAATTGTAGAAGTTAACGCAGGTGAAAGCGAAGCAAAGTTTGAAGGCGTGCTGGAACTCTTACGAACTAACAAGTTCAGCAAGATGTACAGAAAGCAGTTAGAAGAAATGGCTGCAACTGGTACAGTCGGAGCGTACGTCAGATTAGAAGGTGCTGAAATCTATGACGACGGTAAGGTGCGAGGCGGTGACATTAAGATAAACTACGTGTCCTCTAATTGCATAGTGCCGATCAGAGTCGAGAATGATGAAATTATCGATTGTGCATTCTTAGGTAGTGGCTACTTAAACGGTGAACAGTTAACAACGCTTGTAGTCTTCAGAAAGACGGAAGACAAGTACACAGCAGAATCGTACTACTTCAATGCTGACAGCGAGCTGACGGATAAGGCTACAATGCTGCAGCTTGGTGAGGTTAAGCCGTTTGCAATCATGAGAACCGCCGAGGTAAATAACTTCGATGGCATGCAGGGATATGGTTATCCAAAACTGTACACTGCAATCCCATTCTTGAAGACAATCGACCTATGCTATTCTGTGCTATTCGGTGACTTGGATAAAGGCCAGAAACTTTTATTCATCAACGAGATAATGGCAAGCATGCAGAAAGACCAAAACGGCAATAGTTATCTAACGCAAGAGCAGAAGAAACTCTTTATCTTGCTGGGTGAGAGGTTGCCAGATCAGAAGGAACTCATCTACGAGTACAATCCTGAAATCAGAACGGCACAAATCAAGGAAGTGTTTAACCTGTGCTTAAGTCTTTTATCACTTTCATTCGGTTATGGCTCCAAGAAATACCAACTGGAAAGTGGTGAAATCAAGACAGCCACGGAATACGTAGGACAGCGCCAGGACTCCATGCAGGAACTTAATAAGCAGCGCACAGAATCAATCGACTACATCACCGATTTAGTACACGCATTAATCTGGTTCCACAATACCTTCAGTGGCGAAACAGAGTGGTCAACAGACGAAGAAATCCTAGTGGAGTTCGACGATAGCTACGTTACTGATAAGGCAACAGAGCTAGATGGCTGGCGCAACGATGCGCTAAGTTTTCCGGATGTAATAGAATTCAAAATTCAGTACATCATGAAGCGCCTAAATTGCGAACACGAGGAAGCGATCAAGTACCTAAGTACAACAACGCAGGACGACAACACTGATATAGAGGACTAGCCTATGCTTTCTGAAGAACAGATTGAACTGTTAGGCGATAAGTACTTAGTCGGTCTATATCAAGAACTGGAGCGTGAGGTACTACAAGATATCGCACGAAGAGTCAGAAAGACCGAACGGCTAACCGAGACCGCTGAAATCATGGCCAAGTCAATGCGTGAGAACGGGTACAGTGCTGCAGAAATTCATGCGGAAGTAATGAAGAAACTGAACGCTACTCCAGAATACAGACGCATGGTCGCAGAAAACACCTACGCATACAAGCAAGAGGTGAAGCAGAAGATAGCCGAAACAGTCAAGGCGGCTAAAGAGGCTGGAGATAAGCTGATAGGTGAAGCGGGAGAGATGGCTTTCAACGAAGACCTTTCAATGTGGGAGCAAGGCGGTGTAGATCTAAAACAACCGAACTCGATGAAGCAAATCACTGATGGTTTTAAGGCACAAGCTAAAAACGACCTAAAGAACCTCAGTGGAACGACAGCATTCAAGAGTCCACTGTTAGGCACTGTCGAAACTGCCGAAGCATATCAAAGGTCGCTGGATCTAGCGTTGCTGAAGGTGTCTACTGGCACGTACAGTTATCGGCAAGCATGCGATGATGTGATAAAAGAGTTCACAAGAAGTGGCCTTCGTACAGTTGACTATGCAAGCGGTCGAACCTATCAAGTCGATACAGCCGTACGCATGATCGTTCGAACATCTACCGCGCAGCTTGCAGGAAAGATAACGGAAGCAAACTGCAAGAGCACCGGACAAGACCTGGTCATTATTAGCCAACACTTAGGAAGTCGCGATACGCACGTTTACTTCCAAAATAAAGTATTTTCTATATCTGGCAAGTCAAAGAAGTACCCAGACATCCACGCTCCTCTCGGTGAAGGTTGTGCATACGGTAGACCTGAAGGCTTGCAAGGACCGAACTGTACTCACATGTTCTATCCATTCTGGGAAGGAATCAGCGAAATTCCTGAACCACTGAAAGAGCCCGAACCAGTAGAGTACAAAGGCAGAACCTACACACGGTACGAAGCCACGCAACAGATGCGCGCTATGGAACGCGAAATAAGAGCGTTAAAGCGTGAAAAGTATGTGGCCGATGAAAATGTCGACCGTAATCAAATCGCTGCACAGATACGCGCAAATAAGGCTGAGTACATGCGATTCAGTGAAGCTATGAATCTCAAGCCTAAAGAAAACAGATTGCTGGTCGGTGGTGAGCGAAGCAAGTGGCAAAATATGCTTAATGAACTCGGTCAGCACAAGAAAGGCAATAAGGTCCTTATCACTGATGTAGCAATGCAGAAGGTAAAGCACGTGCGGCCTAACTACATGACTGACGAACAGGCTGAAATGCTAGCACAAGCTCATCGTGAATTACTTAAATTTTCTATGATTCATAACAATAGTAACGAGGTGGCTCAAATCATTTCTGTCAACAAGGCTATACAGACTTCCTATATGGCAGGTGATATGGATTCTATAAATGTGGAGGCGAATACAGATATGTACCATTTGCTTAGAACATCAGAACCGCAAAGCTTAGAATTATTACACAACCATCCTGGTCTCTCTTATTTTTCTATGCAGGATATACGATTCTTTTTGAAATACGACAGCATCAAAACAATGACAATCGTAACTAATAAAGGAAATGTGTGGTATATTACCAAGAATGAGAAATATGATAGAAAAGGCGTATATGACTTAATGGGGTCTCTTACTAAAGAAAAGAATGTGGATTACGATGAAGTTGTTGAAAAATTCTTAAAACAATCGTACAATCTAGGTATAGAAAGGAATTGATACCATGCTTGATGGCGAAGAACTAACAATGGAAGAGTATCATAAGTTGTTCATGGAAGATTTAAGGCAACATGAAGCCGAAGAGCAAATGGCCAACTCCAAAACAACTGATGATAAATAGCAAGCACTCTAAATAGGGTGCTTTTTTAGTTAAGTTGATTAAGACACTTCAAATTGAGGTGTCTTTTTCATATATCCCACACCGCGGAAAGCGCGGTATAAAAGACATTTAAGGAGGAAGAAATGAAGGATTTTAAAGAGATTCTAAAACAAGCTGGAATAACTGTGACAGACGATCAGCTAGCGACGATTGAAACAGAAATGAAGGCGAACTACAAGCCGATTGCGGACTACAACAAACAAAAAGAAAAGTTGGACGCATCGGACGAAAAAGTTAAGACGTTGACTGCATCACTCGACAAGTTCAAGGATGTAGATCCAACAGCATTAACACAAACGATTGAAGACCTTAAGGGTCAACTAACTCAAAAGGATGCAGAGTTTGCACAGAGATTAGCAGACCGCGACTTCGATGATTTGATTAACACGAATATCAACACTTTAAAGGGCAAAAATGCCAAAGCAATCAAGGCTTTACTTGACGTTGATGCGTTAAAGCAATCAAAGAATCAGGCTGAAGACATTAAGACAGCGCTAGAAGCCTTACAGAAGGCCGAAGACTCTGCCTTTTTATTTGCAACAGAACAGCCACAACCACAAGGCACTTTCAATCCAATCGGCGGAATTTCAACTCCGCCAGTGCCATCCAACTACTTGGATGAGCAATACAAAAACAACCCATTCTATAAAGGGTAGAAAGAGGAAATTAAAATATGGCAGTTATTTATGGACAAATTCATGTAGATGAAAAATACAAAGCAACACTAGAACCAAATCTTTATCACAAAACACCATTCGCAGATGGTAGAACATTCACATCAAAATATGAGGAAGGTGCAGCAGGCGGAATCTTCGTTCGCAAGTTAGGCACAACAGCTGTAGAAGTAGGAACACCTGGTCGCGACTTCGTGGATGAAGCGTCTAGAGATGACTTAATCCCAGTTGTATTCAATAACAACTTTCAGAAGTCAAAGAAGATTTATGGAGTACAAGCCGCAGCCGTTTCTACGCCATTGGCAAATGAAGCATTAAAGGTTGCAAATGAAGAAGTTTCTGAAAGCTGGACTTTATCTGGCTTAGCATGCTTAATCAACGAAGGTAAGGCTGCAACAGCAACAGATGCTATCACAGCTAAGACTGTTAAACAGGCAGTTATCGCAGTTCGTAAGGAAATCGTAGCTGCTAAGGGTTCCGCAGACGTTGTACTCTGCTCTCCTGAACTTTACGCAGCAATCCTAGAGCAGGCAGGCTCCGAATTCGTACCACAGTCAAACGAATTCACAAACGCTACTGGCCAGATTGGCAAGTGGTTAGGTTGCACATTCTACGAAGTTTCTGCATTAGCTGAAACACAAGGTAAGTACTACGACTCTGCTAACGCATTGAAGACTGTACCATTCGCTAAGGTAGACTTCATCATGTACAACCATGAAGCATTAAGCATCATCCCTAACTTCTCTGTCGCACGTATCGTTGACTCCGAGAACTTCGCTGGATCCAAAGCACAGGTTGAATTGAACTCTGCATTCAAGGTTACAAACCAGGCTTTAGTACGTGTTCGTAAGCACGTTTAATCAATAGATTAACAGAAGGGAGTGGAACATATGAGCCTACTAACATGGGAGCGTTATCGCTCCCTTCATGACATTGTTTCTGAAGATAAATTCGATAAAGCAGAAAAGCAAGCAGAGAGTGAGATTCGTAACGTTATGGGCGTTATCCATTACACAAACTGGATAGCAGACAATTCAAACCTAACTAACGAAATCTACTACGAACAGCTGCTCGACTGCATCTGCAACGTTATCAACTACAACGCTACGGTTGGAGCAAAGGCAGGTCAGGGCGTTGCTTCTGTTTCAAACGATGGCTACAGTGAAAGCTACGTGTTACAGACACAATCGCAAGCAACGGAAGAACTGCACAAGAACATTCGTCTATGGCTATCTGGAACCGGACTGGTGAGGGCTTACTAATGGCAGTCTTCACAGATACAGTCACTGTATTTCAAAAACAGGTAACAGGCTATAAGCGTACGGTCGTCAAGGGTTGCCAATGGTCTGACAAAATCGAAAAGAAGTTGGAAGGCGGCAAGCTGCAGACCATTAAGACTACTATAGTCACGTTTAAAGAGCCATTTTCGCTTGATTTAAGCACGTTTACAGAAGAGGATGGAATCTTCTTCGGAAACGTAGCAGAAACCCCTACAAACGACAAAGGAAGCCGTCTATCAGACATGATAGAGCGACATCCTAAGAGCGGAATCATCCGCGCAGTGAATGATAATTCGAACAGAGATCATCTGAAGAATATAAAGGTGGTTATTTACTGATGGGTGAGGTCTTCCATTTCAGTTTGAAGTCAGTTGACATCAAACCAAAAGAGGTGGTAGAGAGCAGGGGTATCAACGAAGGCGGAACTGTGCAACAGTTCATTGATAGCGAGTGCCTCCGTCTATGTGATCCATACGTTCCGAAGGACACGGGTGCCTTAATTCAATCAGGAATTATCAACACAAAAATAGGCAGCGGCAAACTTTGCTATCGCACACCATACGCTCGTCGTTGGTACTACATGCCTGCAGACTTCCAGGATGCACCTATGCGTGGGAACTACTGGTTCGAACGCATGAAGACTCAAGGCGGAAAAGAAAAAATCCTACGCGGAATCAAGCGCATAACAGGAGGTAACGGATGACAATTTCAGAAGCAATCAGCAAGTGGTTAGCAGAATATGACGGCATAGTCGTAGACACAAACCACGTATCAGATGGAAGCGATAAATATGGACTGTTCAAAAGCCCACAGCGTAACATCGTAAGTCACGTAGACAGCAGCTATGAAATCACTGAGTACTATCAACTACTGGCAAGACTTAACAGCCTGTCAGAGGACGATAGAAAAGACAGTGATGAGCAATTAGAAAAGTTAACCTACTGGGCGGATGACTATCCATTCGTGCATGAGTATCCTGCACTAGACGGAAGAAGACAAATTCTTAACATTAGCGTTACAGGAAGCCCGTATCCGTTGAGTACAGACTCATCCGATACTGTTTATCAGTTATCCATCGAAATAGCATACACAAGAGAAAGAGAGGGCTTATAAATGGCACTTACAAGACTTAGAAAGCATCAATTTATCCCTTTTATCAATACAAGCACAACAGCCGACAAGGTGTGGGCTCGTATTGGTAAATCAACTGTCTTCTCATTATCATTCAATGCAAAGACAGAAGAGAGTGACTACATCGAGGACGAATCACCAACTACAGAACTCACTAGCTACGTTCCTTCAATGGATCAAGAGCTTGTTACAAATGAAGGTGATCCAGCATTCGACTTCATCTACTCACTAGCTAAGAAGCGCGCAACAGGCGAAGATGCAAAAAAGGAATTCTTGCTCGTTTTCGCTGGCACTAAGACACCATATGATGCGTGGAGTTGCCCTTCATGCACAATCGAAATTAAGGAACTAAACACCGTGGATCAGAAGATCACATTCGCACTCCACTTCGGTCCGATCGTTCCTGGTAAAGTAGCAATCACAGCAAACAAGCCTACATTTACAGCAGGCGCTTAAGAATTGAAAGGATAGGAAAGCAAGCATGCAATACACTGTTATTTTTAATCGAAAAAGCTACGATTTGCCTAAGAAAACAATGGCAATCTGGGAGGACTTGGATTCAATCTTCAAGCTTGACGCAACAAATCTTCCAAACAGAGAGAAGTACAAAAAGATGATTGAATTCATCACTAAGTTGGTGGGCCAAGAGGCTATCGATGAAATCTTTGGCACAGAGGACCTAGACGAGATGGACCTAAACGACATCACGCTAGCAATCTTCAAAGTTAGAGATGCGTACGAAAATCCACTAGCGAACTATCAAGCAGAAAAGAGCAGTGAAGCATTGAGTCAGATTCCGCTTGATAAGTTACAGTCCTTCAGCAAACTGATGGATTCTGTCTCAAAAGTTAAGAAATAATGCTAGACCTAACCAAGAAGTCCTTACCTAATACAATCCGCGTAAAAGGTAAGGACTTTTCAATTTATACGGATTTTCGAGTTTGGATGAAATTCATCATCGAAGCAAACAAAGCCCTACTCAATGGGAAAGGCTTTGACGTTGCTTTTTTATTTAAAAATGACATGCCATACAGAATAGACCTAAAAGACCTATTCGATTTTGCCAATCCTAAAAACCCTTTGCCAAGAAATACCAGACAGACAGACGACCAAGTTATCACACTAGACTATGAAATCGATTCAGATTTGATTTACGCCGCGTTTATGCAGCAGTACAGCATCGATTTGATAGAAGTTGAAGAATTACACTGGTGGAAATTTCTGGCGCTTCTGAAGGGCTTAAATGGCACGAAATTAGACGACGTAATGAAGTGGCGAAACTACAAGAAGGACACACGTCAAAATGTAGATGTCTACGAGGAACTACGCGATGCATGGGAAATCCAAAGAGAACTATCCGAACAAGAAAAACAAGATTTAGAAGAATTTAGTAAACAATTTGAGATTGGAGGTGACGAAAATGAGTGATGGAACATTGGTCTTTAATACGAAACTCGACTCTGATGGTGTCACCACAGGCCTGACAAGAATCGGAAGCGCTGCATCTACTGCACTAGGCACACTTGCGGGCAACTTAATGACACAAGCTGTAGATGGTTTACGCAATCTAGGCAGTGAGGCAATTAACGCTTTCGGCAACATCCAGCAGTCCTATGGCGGTTTAGATACGATTTATAAAGAAGCGAGCAGTAGTGCGAAGGCCTATGCATTACAAGCTCAGAAAATGGGTATTTCAATGAATACCTACGCAGAGCAGGCTGTCTCAATGGGCGCAGCTCTAAAGCAATCACTCAAAGGTGATGTAGCGGCTGCTGCAGAAAAGGCAAACCTCGCAATCAGTGACATGGCTGATAACTCAGCAAAGATGGGCACTAGCATAGAATCGCTGCAGAATGCATACCAGGGCTTTGCTAAAGGCAACTATACAATGCTGGATAACTTAAAGCTCGGATTCGGTGGTACAAAGGAAGAAATGGAAAGACTGTTAGAAACAGCCGAAAAGATGCCAGAAGCAATGGGTCGAAAATTCGATATCAGCAGTTACGCAGATATCGTCGATGCGATCCACTTAGTACAAGAAAACATGGGTGTGGCTGGAGTAGCTGCAGCAGAAGCACAGACAACAATCCAGGGCTCGATGAATGCGGCCAAAGCCTCATTCGAAAACCTACTAGCTGCAATGGGTGATCCAGACGGTGATGTAGACGCAGCAATGCAGACATTCCTGGCCAGTCTACAGACTGCATGGGATAACCTAGCGCCAACGATCCAAACGATTGGCAAGAACATCCTAGAGCAAATCGGTAAAGGAATATCCGCAAAATTAAAACCATTCAAAGACGACCTAGCTGGATCTATTGGTGATATTGTTAAAGCGATTGGAGAATTCATCGAAGAAATCGCAGGCGATAATGAAGTGCTAAATGGTATAGCCGATGCAGTCAAGTTCTTAGGTGAGAACATGGACAAAGTACTGCCTGCAGTCGGTGGCCTAACCGCAGCAATCATCACTTTTAATGTGGCTCTATCTATTCAATCAGCCATCCAGGGTGCAGCTGCTGCATTTAAGGCTTTCCAAGCAGCTAATGAAGGCGCAACAGTAGCACAATGGCTACTCAACGCAGCGATGAGTGCAAACCCAATTGCGATTGTCGTAGCACTTATAGCCGGTTTGGTTGCAGCGATTGCTATTCTATGGAACACGAATGAAGGTTTTAGAAATGGTGTGCTGAACATTTGGCAGACAGTCGTAGATTTTTTTACTAAGACAATCCCTAGTGCATTTACAACAGTTATAAATTGGTTTAAATCATTGCCGTCGGCGATGGTTTCAATTGGAGCTGATATTGTTGACGGGTTGATTGGTGGAATCAAGAACGCATGGAGCGGACTTAAAAATATGGTCGGAGATTTGGTCGGCGGATTTGTGGATGGTGTCAAAGGAATGCTCGGAATTCACTCACCTTCACGCGTGTTCAAGTACATCGGTGAAATGTGCGTGGCTGGATTCGAGGAAGGAACTGAAGACCTTATGAATCTGGATGAAATCGGCACTAACATTTCTGCATCATTCGGAACAATGAGTGCAAACATGAGTGGAGGAATGAACAGAAGCGCAACGTTCAATTTCTACGACACGCAGACTTCACCAGATGCAATCATGAGAAAAGCAGAAAACACATTCCAGTTTGGATTGGCAGGTGGTATCTAATGAGTGGAATCGTTAATGTAAAATGCGTACGTGAAGACGGAAAAGAGTTTCTACTTGGAACTGACTCAGCGTGGCGCATTCTTTCAGATGGCCTAGAAGGTATCGACTATCCAAAAATAAGCGTTTATTCAGAAAAGAGTGCTGTCAAAGATGGCGCTCTTTTAACTGGAATGCGCATAGACGATAGATCAATACAAATTAAGGCTAAGACAGTATTAACAAAGTTAAATGCAGTCCTAAGACGTGAGGCAATCTCGTTTTTCAGACCGAAGATGAAGTATAGAATCGTTATCACTTATCAAGGTGAAACACGCTGGATAGATGGAGTGATTGAAGGCTTTAGTTGTCCTTCACAGAACATCCACATGCCGATGAAGCTGACAGTTAAGTTTTACTGTGAAGATACACACTTAAAATCAGTGGATAACTTCGGCCAGAATATCGCATCCATAACTCCACGTTTCGCATTCCCATACATTCAGACACGAAAAATTAAGATTGTAGCTGAGTCGTTTAACTTCTCGAAAACAGTCACGATCAACAACGATGGCGATGCCGAAGTTATGCCTGTTATCAGAATCAACTTCAAAGGCAGCTGCAACAATCCGGTTATTAAAAAGAACGACGCATACGTGCGTGTTCTTGGTAACTTCGTGAGTGGTGATTTGCTGATAATTGACTGCGAAACTTATCGAATCACCAAGAACGGTGAGAACTGGATCCATCACATCGATAGAACATCGTCATTCACTGACATTCGCTTAGATGTAGGTGATAGCAACATTTCATTCGGTGCAGATACAGGCGACTCGAATATGGCCGTATATGTGTACTTTAATAAGCGCTACTTAGGTATGTAGGAGGTGTAGATGGAATTAGCATTCTTGGATAAAGATTTTAATCTTATCAAATACTTCAACTATATAAATCTACAGTGGATTAGACGTTACTACGAACCAGGACAATTTATGGTCCAGATTCCTGCAGACCAATACGTAACAGGTGCGGAGTACGTCTTCAATAGTTCACGGCCAGAGCTTGGCATGATCCAAAAGTTTGAATATGCACGCAAGTCTAGCGGACAGTTGATTTTACTCTCAGGGTATTTTTACGAGTACAAGCTGAATGATAAAATCACTTACCCACGCTTTAGACATACAGGCAACATCGAAATGGTGGCTAGAACAATCGTAGATAACTACATGGATGACATACCACTGCTGACTAAGGCACAGGCGAACTCACCACTACTAGGCACCAGCGTGACGAAACAGTCCACGGGTGAAGGTTTGGCCACAGCACTTTATGCGTTACTGAAAACGCAGCAGATGAGCTACTCTTGCTTATACGACTATGTCAATAAACAAATCAAGTTCAAGGTGTGGCAGGGTTTAGATCGTACACAATCACAGACACAGAATAGCTTTGCATCGTTTGCCGAGAAGCTGCGTAATATCCAGAATGAAAAAATCGTAAAGGATACGACATTATCAAAGAACTATGCGGTCGTAATCGGCAATGGCAGCTACGAGGAAGGTAGGCAGGTCAGCGTAACGGTTGACCTCCGTGCCAATCCTTCAGACTATCGACGTGTTGTGTACATTGATAAGACGGCGGAGATTTACGACTCGACAAAGGAAACGCTGGATGCATATAAGAACCGACTTATCCAGGCAGGCAAAGAGGACATGCTGAAGAAGCACGCAAGCATTCTTAATGTTTCTTTTGATGCAGTTCGAAATAACGGTCTACGATACATGGAAGACTTTAATCTAGGCGACAAGTGCGATTTATTGATTGACGACTTCCAGATGGCTTTTCAGGCACGCCTAACAGAAGTGCGTGAAGTCTTTAAAAACTCAGTGCATGAGATAAGTCTAACGTTTGGTGATAAAGTGCCAGTCGCATACAGAAAGTGAGGAACAATAATGGCAATGCAATCATTCCCATTTACATCAGAGGTTACTTTTGATGAAAGTGGATTCCCGCAGTTTGATAGGGCCGTGGGAAGTGATGTCTTAAGAAGCATCCTATCAAATTACTACACAAATGGTGTGTTTGGAATTGGCAACAATAACAGTTTTAAGGTCGTAGCTGCTGCAGGTGGTGGCATGAGCCTAACGGTTAAGCCTGGAGCATGTCTTATCAATGGTGCTACTGGTTACAACATGGACGAAACACGTATCATCATTCCAAACAGCGATGCGCAACCACGCATTGATTTGATCGTGCTGAGATTGGACGACAATAAGGCGCAACGAAGTATTAGAGTGGAGATTGTTAAAGGAACTCCACAGTCACAACCAGTGAAGCCTACGCCTGTACGTGAAGGTGCTGTGTACGACTTAGTGCTGGCTAATGTAATGGTTAGAGCTAACGTTTCAACAATCACTAATTCGGACATCACAGACACAAGATTAGATAAGAATGCGTGTGGCTTTGTAAGTGCTGTTAATAATCTAAACATGGACGCTCTCTACACACAACAGAGGGCTTTATTCGATGCATGGTTTGAAGGTGTCAAGAATCAACTAGGTACGGATGCAGCTGGAAACTTACAGAATCAAATCAACGCACTAAAGCCGAAGGTCGATGCAGTTAATAATGCGTTAATATTCAACGGTCAGAATGCAACAACAAAAGGGCAACTCGACGTAGCCGGCAAACTCAACGCAAAAAATGGGCTGGCAATAGGCGGCAATGATACCTTCATTGTTAAAAGATTTAACGGCTCTGGTTCTAGATCAACATTCAATGCAACTGTAAATGATAGAGAGGATGTAAGAATTAACATTACTGTGCCTTCTGGATATAAATTAGTGGCTCTATTGCAACCTTACACTGACTATAGATGCATTATATCGCTATACAACTTTACAAATAACGTTGCATACTGCACTGTCTACAATCCTAATGGATGGGCTAGTGTTCCTATTACTGCAGGTGTAGATGTGCTTTTTGTTAAATCAGTTTAGGAGGGTGACTAATGTTAATTGACAACAAGAAATTTACCGAGATACCAAGTAACAATAAAAGCGTTGTTACGTTTCAGCGTGCTGTTTTCGAGAACTTAAAAATTCTAATTGACTCGTTCGAAGTTGGTGTGATTCATGATATTTCATTTGATGGTGATAACACAGTTTATAAAATGTACACGGATCCACTGACATTCTCTAAATCTGGTATTGGCTATACCTTATCTTTTATCCTGACAGATGTGCCTGAAAAAGACATAGAGGCAAATCGATATAAAGAGGTACGCCCATTAGTAAATGAGGTGCTACAGTCTGCGGATGTTGAAACAGTCAAAAAGTATATTGCATTCTTAGATGATTGGATTCCAAATACAAAATACAAAAAGAACCAGCGTATCACATTCAACGGAGTGCCTTATTCAATTATTTCTGAGCACATCGCACAGGATGGCCAGACTCCTGATAAGACACCTTTGCTATATGAAGATATGACAAAGGAAAAGAAAGCTTATCCGTGGGATGAAAAAGTCACTTATAACAAGGGTGATTTAGCAATCGCACGTGGTATCGTCTTCATTTCAAAAATTGACAATAACAAAGGTAATGAACCTGGGTTCGGCAATACCTGGGATTATTACAAAAATTAAATATTGCTATTAAGGCACTCGAAAGGGTGCCTTTTTAGATAGAAAGAAAGAGGAAAAGAAAAGATGAGAATTTATAACGTACCTGATGTTTCAGAACATCAACCAAATTTCGACTTTACGCCTTATGCCGGAAAGTATGCTATCTTACGCGCTGGCGTGGCAAGTCGAGAAGACTATTCATTCCGCAGACACGTCGCGGAGTGCCAACGTTTAGGCATCACAATCGGTGTTTACTTCTATTCCTATGCGTTAAACACAGCACAGGCAATCGAAGAAGCACAACGCTTCCTATCCATTATTAGCGGCGTGGATATTGGCTTAGGTGTATGGCTAGACATGGAAGATGCTGACCATTACAAAGTCAATAATGGTGTGGCTATCACACACGATAACATTGCTCCTATGTCACGTGCATTCTGTGATGTTGTTGCTTCTGCTGGATATTACACAGGCGTTTATACATCGCTATCATGGCTTGGCTACCTTGCACCTGAATGTGATCCATACGATAAGTGGGTAGCGGCTTGGGGGAACAACGATGGAAGCCATACAGTGGATACTTCAGCATATGGAACTATCCAGCAATACACTAGCAACTATGGAACGCTAGACGAAAATGTTATCTTTGTTGACCCATCAATCTATCGCACTGGTGCAACAGCAGATAGACCAACGGAATATGTTCCATCACCTGCGCAATCACCAGCTGCAACATCATCTAACGTTTATGTGGCACAGTACGGCGATACTCTATCAGGGATTGCCGCTAGATTTGGCACAACTTATCAACACCTAGCAGAAATTAACGGCATTGCAGATCCAAACAAGATTTACGCTGGGCAAGAAATCGTTATCGATGGTGAGCCTGTTGCCAACACAAGCAATGAGGTTTATTACACCATTCAGGATGGTGATACATTGAGCGACATTGCAGAAAGAAATGGCACATCTTATCAATATCTCGCATATCTGAACGGTATTTCAAATCCTAACGTTATTTACGCTGGAACTACAATCAGAATTAGATAGGAGGTGCCTACATGAAGGATGGAATCAATCCTGTATACATTAGCCTTCTAATTTCTCTTCTTGGTCTAGTTGCTACCATTTGGAGCGTTAATTCAACAATTCATAAGGGCAATAAAGACCAGGCTAAGGAATTAGCTGAAGAGTTGGGAAAAATGAGCTCTAACATTGCGTATGTTAAGGAAGGAATAGCGGATTTAAAAGCTACAACCAGAGATGTGAGCAATCGTGTCATGTCTCTGGAAAACAGACTTGCGCAAACAGAAACATCCGTAACGTTTCTAACCGAACGAATCAAACGAGTAGAAGAAAGAAGGGAAAATAAATGAAAGACAAAAATTAT